AGCACGTCTCATGATCGTGAAACGATCATGAGGCGGGTTGAACACGAAGGGGTATCGTTTTTAACGATTACCCTACCTGACTTTGCAAAAGACTTCCAAAAAAGTCTTGAGCATGGAAAGGTGGCGATCTCCGACTTTACCGCTTTCAGAAGAGGTAAGGGCGGGTGGCTCCCTGCATTTCTGCAAGGTTTCACATCGCTTGTGTTCAACCCTTGTGATGGTGTGCTACTGGATAATCCTTCGACCGAAGCTATTCGTGCAGTTAGGCAAATATGCCTGCTGCATCAAAAGCTTCTATTGGACTGCACTCCCGGAAGGGAGCGCAAGGCCTTTAGGGATTATCTAGCAAGTGAAGATCACGTCAAGCTGGCAGATCAAGTTCGGACTGACTATCAATACAGTCGGTTCGAAAAGATGTTCAGCTTGTTGTTTAGGGACGTGGTCCAACCTTTAGACAATCTTGTCTACAGTGCTGAACCAGCCTTCATCCCTAAACACGGACCAGGTTCCACTGCTGAAAGGACGCATGGAAATGCGAAATTCCAACAGAAAACCTGGCCGCGTCGTCTGGAGGAGGTCTTTCCTCAGAGGGATTACATCATCCCCTCTGAAAGACATTCTCTGGTACTCGACGATGTTCGTGATCTTGGCCCTGGAGATGAGATTCCTGTTCGGGTAATCTCAGTTCCTAAGACGCTGAAGACGAGACGGATCATTGCGATAGAGCCTGTTGCGATGCAATATATGCAGCAGTCACTTCTATCCCAACTGGTCCCTCGGCTCGAAGACGATTCTGTCGTCGGTCCGATGATCGGTTTCTCTGATCAAGTTCCCAATAGGGATCTTGCCAGGAAAGGATCCATGACTGGATCCCTCGCCACTCTTGACTTGAGTAGCGCGTCCGACCTTGTCTCCAACCAGCTCGTACGAGCAGCGTTTGCCCGATGGCCACATTTTGGTGCGGCCATCGACGCAACGCGTAGTCGTCGAGCAGATGTACCTGGTCATGGCGTAATTCGCCTGGCCAAGTTCGCGTCCATGGGGTCTGCTCTCTGCTTTCCGATCGAGGCAATGGTGTTCCTAACTGTTGTCATGATCGGTATTGAAGAGAGCACTGGCA